ACCTAGACTGCAATCCTCCTCCTATTCTTTATACGCACCGGGGGAGGGTTGCGGTTTTGATATAGCGGGGAGGGGGTGCCCATACCCTCTCCATCGAATCCTCCAATTCTCCCAAAATAATAGTACCATCCGACCCTCCAATTCTCCCAAAATAATATACCAACCCCAATTCCCCAAAATATACCCACACACAAAAATGCGCCAGCACTTAGGCCAGCGCACGATAAGGGGGGGGCGGGGGTTCAATCTATAGCGCGTAAGTGTGCCTACCTCCAATTCTAAATAGGCGCCCTTTCCATGCAAAACCAAACCAGCCATCAAAGGAAAGGTAGGTCTTTCGACAAGAAAGGCACCGAGAGCGCCATTTTTCGTGCTCTTGCACATCTTGCATGTGCATTATTGCATTTGCCCAGTAAAACGGCCCAATAGAGCCACCAGCGTCAGTAATGCTAAAATTCATTCCTTAAACCTCACACGAATAGGAGGCTGAGAATCTTCAGCTATAACCCCAAGCCTATCACGCTCACGCCAAACAAGATCACTCAATTCGTCCATCCATTCTTCTGGAATAGCTTTATCGGTAGCATTGCTCGCAGACATCGCCGCAAGAATGTCGTTAATTCGCAGCTTGTCGACTTCGCGCCGAGGCTTTAGGCCGATCGGAGGCTTGGCCGTGCTCACGCTTGTAAGCCCTGATTGCATGTGCCTTGATTGCATGTGAGCTTCAAACTGCTTTGCAAGAAGGTCGTGAATTTCGCGCATTCGCGTTGCTGCGATAGAGTCTTGCGGCTCAAGGAAAAGTATAGATTTTTCGCAAAAAGCAGGCTTCTCGGCTTCTCCCTTGGTAGCAGCAATAAATGCTTCGGGGCCATCTTCCCTCCCCCACGGGCAAGGCACACGTTCGGCAATGCAAGGGGTCACGACTTCCCCAAACCCGTCTTCCCGAATTGCGTTGACCAGTTTTCCTGCGGCCTCAAGTAAATCACTGCGCTCAAAACAGGTGTGATCAAAGAAAAAAGCAGTATTTTGCGTGCCCCTAAAGCCTTTTAGCTCATCGGGCTCGTGAAGCGAAAAGCAGCGCACTCTGCGAGGGTTTTCCGGTCCATCGCAACAAGACTCTATCAGCCTAAAAAAGCGATTTTGAATATCTGCAGCTATTGCCATTGTTGGCGCTACAAAAACAATCGGCTGAGCCGTGTAATCCCAGTAATTTCTTGCTATAAGCAGCATTTTTTCGGTTTTGCTCAGTTTGGGCGAATTTGTTGCTGAGGCTTTGTTCATGGCGGGCCGTTGGCTGATTGCCTGTCAATCATAGCACGCTCAATGCAGTGTCAATGCCTTCCGGCTAACAAGTCGCGTAATGCCTTCAGGGTCCACGACGACCACGCGACCGCCAGAAGGCAGCAGCTTGTACGAATATGGCAGCTTCCAGCCGGGTTGGCCGTCATGCTTAACCATCGTGTAGTCGCGTGGGCGTTCCATGGCGATCAGGATTTAAGGCACCAATTAAATTCGTCAAACCTTTTGATCTCGGCGGGAAAGTCATGTATTGCCCTCATTTTCATAGCATGTTCTCTTATGAATTTAGGGCAAACACGCGGGCAGCTAATCACTACTTGCTCAACTGCCGCCGGTCCATGATAATCCAGCCAAGACTGACTTTCCTTTAGTCTTCTGATTCTTGACCTTTCCGATGCTGGCATGGGGGTGACTGCGAGAAGCTGCGCCATCCTACCATACCCCTGCCGGCAAATGTGCTAGGATGCAACCGGCAACTACAAACGCACCATGAGCACCCTTGCTGACTGGCAAATTCACGAACGCTGCATGGCTGGCATGGTAACTCCATTTGATCCAGAGCTGCTAAATCCAGCGTCGCTAGATTTGCGCCTTGGCAGTAACATTATGGTCGAATCAGCCGAAAGCCCGGAAATGGTGCCGCTTTCGATTGCTGAGTACACACAGGAAAATCCTTACCCGATCGTGCCGGGACAGTTTTTCCTGGCTGAAGCTGAGCCAATTTTTAACATTCCTCAAGACTTGGAGGGCCAATTTATTCTTAAATCTTCTCGCGCAAGGGAAGGATTACAGCATCTTATGGCCGGGTTCGCTGATCCCGGCTGGCACGGCTCACGCCTTACGCTTGAACTTAAGAATGTGCGCCAGCTTCACAAGATTGGCATTTGGCCAGGGCTTAAAATCGGTCAAATGAAGTTTTCGCGGATGGATGCGATCCCTAAGCAATGCTATGCCACTACTGGCAGGTACAATAACAATGTAATCGTCACCCCATCGAAAGGATAGAGCCATGGCAAATCTTGAAGAAACGCTCCAGGAACGCGGCAGCCGCTATGGCAGCTTCGTGCATCACGCTGCGATAACGCAGGAGCTGAAGGCAACCATCAGGCGCTATCTTGGATCCCCCTATGCGCTGGAGGCGGATCAGCAGGAGGCATTAGACATGATCTGCCATAAAATTGGGCGAATTGTTTGCGGCGACCCGAATTACGCTGATAGCTGGCATGACATTGCCGGCTACGCCAAGCTAGTAGAGGATCGCCTCAATGGGACAGCTCGCTAATGGGAGGTCGTAACAATAGAATCAAGTGCCCCGATCCCGGCTGCGGCTCGCTTGACGTAACTGTTGTCGAAACGCGCCACATGGTATGCGGCAGCCGCGTAAGGCGGCGCCGTTGTGAATGCTGCAAGAAATTATGGCATACGATACAACCGCCTGAGCGGGAAGTCGAAGGCTGGCGGTTTTCCTGGCCGAGGCGAGGGTCGGTCGCTCGACTGCCGCCAGTAGAATCGACAGAAAATGACAAAATATAGACAATTAGTAGATTCTGTGATTCGTGATTACGCCAGACTCTCCTTTTGCTAGGTTGAACTTACCCAGGCACAAATACTTGAACGCATCGAACGCATGATCGACGCCAAGTTTCTTGTTTGGCATTCTAGTACCTTCAGCGTAGCCAAGCGTGCGGAATGATTTAATTAACTCACGGCAGCGCGGGTGGATTTTGGTATGCACTTCTCCGTCAGCAGTGCGCAATGCTGCATTGGCTGCGCGAATGCCATCAGCAGTATTGTACGGTACTTCTGGAGCGTACACAGTGATGCCAGCTTTGCGCAGAATCTGGTGATCGCTTACGCCGACACCTGAAGTCTGCTTGCGTTTGCCGGTCGGATCTGGGCAAGCAATAATGCGACGATTTTCGCCATAAAGATCAATTAGCACTTCAGCCATGTCCCACGTTGTAGCGCCTTTTAAGTTAAGCTCATTAAACACGCGCAGTTCCACAGCCCTGCCGTTTACTTTGATAATGTTAGCGCAAATAGCAGTCAGCGGATCATTATTGAAGTCCATGCCCACATAGAGCGGCAACTCTTCATCGTCTTCGATAGTTGAATCAATGTTAAGCATTGAAAAACAAGACACGACTAATCCCGTGTTAGACAGAATCTGCGCTTCATATTCACGCTCGAACACTTCTGGAGCAAGTGTTTTTTTCGCTTCCTCGATTTCAGCGATAGGAATGTTGCCGCCTTGCAAAGAAGTGTACTCATAAAGCGTCCACTGCTGCGGGTCGAGTCGATCAAGCCCAGGATCGGCAAGGTCGGCATCTTTAAGTAATAGAATTAGCTCATAGAACCATCCGGCAGTACCCTCTGGCGATGGCGTGGTGGTAAACAACGCCCAACCGCCACGGTCCGACAGTGCAGGGCGAATAACAGAACGCCATGTATATTCCTGCTGAAACGCGCATTCGTCAAGCACGACGCCAGATAGCGCAGGGCCACGCAATGCGTCTGGGTCTTCCGATCCCTTGAGGTAAATGACAGAACCGTTAATTAGGTCAATGCGCAAATTGGATTCGTTTTTCTTTCTTATCCAACGCTCTGGAATGATAGCCTTGTAAGTATCCCACGCAATGTCTTTTGCCATTCGATAGGTTGGGGCAACGTAATAGTAAACCCCTTTCCGCTCTGCCGCGCCGCGCAGTAGTTCAACGCCGCCAAGCACTGTCTTGCCTCCTCTTCGGCCAGCAAGAACAACACGAAAGCGGCGCCGATCGTTAAAAATTCGCCCCTGTATTGGCCGCAGGGACAGTTGATTCCTGCCGGCCAGGAAGTCGCCGCTTTGGCGTAATCCTGTTGGGGCAGTTGCTACGGTCACGCCGGCTCGATCTTACTGGCTGACTGTAGCTCATGCTTTTTGGAGCCGGCAGGCTAGACTAGGAGCAAACGCATTGCCGCGATGAACACTGCAAGGGCACTAATATCACTTCCAAATTATGCAGACAAGGAAAGTCCATTTTTCATGGACAGTACGGTAGTGCAGATGCGCCAAAAATGGGAGATCATGCGTGCCGTTACCATGGGCACCGAGTATTTACATGCAAACGCTGAAGTTTACTTGCCGCGTGAGCCTAGGGAAAATTCGGTAGATGGTAGTAATTATGACCCGTGGGAGGCTCGCGTCAATTTATCTGTTTTGGCGCCATTTGTTAAGCGGTTGATCAGCAATGCTGCTGGCATGGTGCTTCGCAGGCGTATCAGACTGGAAGGTGGCGACCCATATTGGGAGAACGAGTTTAGGAAGAATGTCGATGGTGACGGCACTTCCTTGGATCAGTTTGCTAAAAAACGATTAGAGGTTGCGCTGACTTATGGTATGTCGTCCATAATTGTTGACGCAGAAAGACGGGTTGCAGTATCCGGTGTAGACGAAATTGATCCGCTGCGCCCTTATTTTGTGCCGGTTGATCCGTGGCAGTATTTAGGCAGCCGGCGAGAAAGCGATAGCCCCGGCGCAAAGCTAGATATGTTTCGCTATCAAGAGGAGCGCAAAGTCAATGATGGCACTTACGGAGAGAAGTATGTCGCCATCGCTCGTGTTATCGTGCCAGGGGCCTACGAAATAAGGGAAGCAAACAAAAGCACGGGTGAGTTTGGAGAGTTTTTGCTTAACTATGTTCCACTCGTGAACATATACACGGAAAAAGAAGGCTTTTTGTGTGCCTCTCCGCCACTGTCTGACGTGGCGCACCTTAACATTGCGCATTACAGGCGGCTGGCCGACTTACTGCATTCGCTGCATATTGCTGCCATCGGCTTGCTAGTGCTTGAAGATTACGATGGCGCAGAAGGTGTTACGGGCCAGAACTACGCCATTAAGATGAACATTGGCTCTAAAGCGTACTGGGTTGAATGTGACGCGGGTTCCTTTACAGCGCAATCAGAATTACTGGATCGCCTGGAAAACGAAATCTCGCAT